GCACGAACAATCGGCATTTGTGCAAAGTATTCGCAATAGAAAATGGTTTACTAGCGAGATAGAGAATCAGATAAATAACTTTTTTGAGCGTATGAATAATAGGTTTTGATTATGACACTACTTACATCAACAGAGTGTATATCACGCTATGGCGCAGCGTACAAAGAGTCAAATATGGTGCTTTGGGATGTGCCTACAGAGCTAGAAATTGGGGTAATACCTAAGCGCATTTATTGCAATAAAGATATGCTAATACCGCTTACATTAGCGTTTAAAGCGTTGATTGCTACAGGTTATGTAAAAGAGTTAAAAACATGGGACGGGTGTTTTAATATTCGTCAAAAGCGCGGTTTAACGTCTCAATCATTACACTCGTGGGGTGTAGCGATTGATGTAAACGCAGCGTGGAATGGTTTTGGTAAAAAACCTACTTTGTCACAAGGTTTTGTTAAGTGTTTTACAGATAACGGGTTCGACTGGGGCGGTGCATGGTCTAAACCTGATGGTATGCACTTTCAATTAAAAAGTTTTAAATAACACTCAGCTAACACGGACGTTCTTTATAGCCGATTCATTGAGTCGGCTTTTTTATTGCCTTAGTTTTAGAGTGTGGTATAGTCTAGTTTTAGGCGTTAGTATTTTGTGTTAGGGGTGCATAATGAAAACATCACGATTCAAAGAAGCAAGCACATGGGCAAGTATCAGTGCTGCCTTAGCTGCATTGTCTAGTGTGCCAGTGTTTGCACCTTACTCCGTACCTGCGGCTGCAATATGTGCCGCGATTGGTGTGTTTTTGCGCGAAGGCGAAGAATAAGGGGCTTAGAATTGAGTGAGCAACAAGAGGCTCGTCTGCAAAATCTCGAAAACGGTCACAATATGTTAGTGCGTGATTACACGCGCTTAAATGATGCTATTGTTAAAATTAGCGAGTCACTCACACAGCTAGTCGTTATTCAAGAGCAAAACAAAGAGATAATGTCATGTATCGAGCGTCAACAGTCTAGCATTGATAAATTAGATGGCAGATTGGACGCGCTAGAAATACAACAACCGCAGCTTTTAGAATTGCGCTCATGGGTGCTAGGTGGCTTTGGTACAATTATCGGCTCTGTTTTGGTTGCTATGTTGGCTTTGGTGATTAAACAATGAAATACTTTAAAGGCTTTTTGCAACTATGCTTAGTTAGTGGCATTTGTTGTATAATTGCTTTTAGTATGTGGCTTGTTTATTTGGCGTTTTGGTTGATTGAGGGGATGTGGTAATTATAAGAGGTTCTTATGAGTGAATTATGTACAGTAGAAAAGAGTAGAGAAAAGGTAAAAGGCTCAGGCAGAGTTGCAGGAACGCCAAACAAAAAAACAAAAGCGGTTAAAGAAGCACTTCAAGAAGCGTTTGATAATATTGGCGGTGTATTAGCTTTAGCCGCATGGGCAAAAGATGAACCCACGGAATTTTATAAACTTTGGGCGAAAATGTTACCGACAGAAGTTAAAGCAAAAGTCGAGACAGTTGGCGATATTCCTATCGGCAAAGTTCAAATAGAGGTCATTAGTGCGAACGCTAAAGATTCAAGCGACTGAGCCACAAGCGCGATTTTTAGCTTTAACTGCAAAGTATAGGCTTTTTTGTGCTGGTTTTGGTGCTGGAAAGTCTGAGGCGATGGCAAACGCGGCAATGATAGACGCTTGCGAGTCAACAGATACGCTCATTGGGCTTTATGCCCCGACTTACGATTTAGTAAGGCTTATTACCGCGCCGCGCATCACATCAAAACTCACGCAACACGGCATAGCACACAATTACAATAAATCCGAAAACGTAATCTATACATCCGCGCCTCGCTTCGGTGACTTCATTTTAAGAACACTTGATAATCCTGAGAGGATTGTCGGCTATGAGACTTACAAAGCGCATTGTGATGAATTAGACACACTACAAACAGAACACGCTCGACACGCATGGAATCAAGTTATCGCCCGTAACAGACAGCGTCCTAATGGTATTATTGACCCATTCAATCAGGCAAGCGCATACACCACGCCTGAAGGATTTAGATTTTGTCACGAACGGTGGGTAGCAAAAAAAACAGAAAGTTACTCAATAGTACAAGCCGCTTCATATTCAAACCCATTTTTACCGCCCGATTATATCGACTCATTACGCGAATCCTATCCTGCAAATTTAGTCGATGCTTATATTGAAGGCCGTTTCGTCAACTTAACAAGCGGAACTATTTACAACAAATACGACCGCAATCGCTGCGACTCACACGAAACAATCAGAGAAAATGAGCCGTTATTTATTGGGCAGGATTTTAACGTAGGCGCAATGGCTTCGACTATTTACGTTAAGCGACCGAACGGCTGGCACGCGGTTGACCAACTCACAGGCGTTTATGATACGCCCGAGCTTTGCAAAGTGTTAAAAGAGCGTTATCAAGGTCATAAAATAACAATATACCCTGACGCTAGCGGCAATAGTCGCAAGACAGTCAACGCTAGTGAGTCCGACATATCATTGCTAAAACAAGCGGGCTTTACAGTTAAAGTAAACGCGCAAAATCCACGAGTAAAAGACCGTATTCTGTCTGTGAATGGCGCATTATCACAGGGTAAAATGTGGGTTAATGCTCGCAAATGCCCTGATGTGGTATCGTGTTTAGAACAACAGGCGTATGATAAAAACGGAGAGCCTGACAAGCAAGGCGGATTCGATCATCAAAACGATGCGACAGGTTATCCTATCGTTTATGAAATGCCAGTACGCAAACCTGCGTCGAGCGGTATTGCTATGAGTATGTTCTAATGACTATTACGACAGACAGCACATTGCGCCACGAGTTGGCAGTGTCAAGATTAGTGACTGGCATCGTACAATCTCGCATTATGCCGTCATACTTAGATTTATCAAAAGCTGTCAAAGCTGCATTAGTTGACTATGAGCCAACGATGAGCCGCAAAGACTTTGACTCGCTCAGATCGCGTGTAGGCTTGCTCGTCAAAGAAAAAATGGCTGAGATGTGGGATGGTACAACTAACGATTTATTCGACTTGGCTAAGTATGAATCAGAATATATTGTTAATGAGTTAGTGGGTACTACAGCAGTAAGCGAGGCGGCAGTCGCTAAAGCAGTCAATACACCGATGGTTTTGGCAGGGGCAAAAGTCGCGCAGGTTGGCACATGGCGTGAGTTTGTCGCAGGTGCATCAAATAGCACACAAACCCGAATTATTGATAACACAATACGACAAGGCTATGAAGTCGGCGCAACTGTCAGCGAAATGACTAATAGGCTTGTAGGCACTAAAGCAAATAATTATTTAGATGGCTTAATCACAAACACAGGGGCGCGTGAGGCTGAGGCATTAGTGAGAACGGGTGCTAATCACTACGCAAATGCAGCGCGTGACGTAGCTGCACAGGCAAACAGTGACTTAATTGACGGTCGTATATTTTTAGCCACTTTCGACAATCGTACAACCTTGACCTGTCGGCATTTTGGCACGCTACATAAAATCTACGAATTAGACGACCCTAACACGCCTAAGCCACCATTACATTTTGCTTGCCGTTCCGTTTTGTCTATTGTGCCGATTGGATTTGACCCATTCGACGGCACACGGGCGGCAGTGGGCGGTCAGGAAGGCGAAACAGCAGAAGAATTATTCAACAAAAAGAATGATAGACTCGATGCTAGACGCGAAAAGGCCGACGAAAAACGGGCAAACGGTGAAACGGATGTAAAAGAAGTGCCGAGTAAGGTTACATATTCAGGCCGTAAAGATTCATCTATTTTCAACGCAGGTCAGATTGACAGTCACACAACAATGGATGCTTGGATGCGTCAACAGCCCGATTGGTTTATTGAGTCATCACTGGGTAAAAGTCGTGCTAAACTATTCAAAGATGGCGGCCTAACATTAGATAAATTCACCGACATGAATGGCAAACCGCTTACACTCAAACAAATGAAAGCGTTAGATAGTTATGACGCGGCATTTAGGAAGGCTCAACTATGACATCGCTTAAAAATCAACATCCTGACTATTTAACCGCCGCGCCTGACCTGTTTTTAGTGCGTAAATTTGTCGAAGGAGAGGCCGCAGTAAAGCGCGAAAGCTCTACGTTTTTGCCGCATCCAAACCAATTAGAATGTAATACGCCTGAGCAAGTCCGCCGCTATGAATCATACAAAATGGGTGCTGAGGTTGAAGACTTTCCAGCGCGAACATTAAACGATTTATTGGGCGCGATGTTTCGACAGCCTGCCGTGTTTGTGCCGCCCGTTGGTTTAGAGTATTTAGTCGATGATAGCGATGGCGACTGGCTATCGTTGCAAGCGTCAATTGAATTGACTGCTAGAAACTGTTTGCAAGTTGGCTATCATATTTTGTTAGCAGAGTATGACCAGTTACCAAGCGGTTTGGATGTTGAATTGTCTATTGCAGACAAAGCGGCATTAAATCAAAAAGCATCAATCAAGCACTACCCACGCGAATCATTAGTTGACTGGTCGTTTGGTAAAATTAACGGACGACTGACACTAACATTCGTAAAATTGCAGCACAATGAGACGCGAAAAGATGAAAAAGGATTATCATTTAATGCAACTGTTTGTCTTGAGCTTGGCATTGATGAAAAAGGCTACTGGCAAGAGCTAGAAGTATACAAAAACGGCTTGGAGGTTTACGAGTCGGCAGAGCGCGTTTATCTGCAAGCCAACGGTAAAAACCTAACATACATCCCCTTGGAAATAGTGCAAAGTGAACGCATGATTGCAGGGCAATTACCTATTCAAGCAGGCTATATCGCGCCATTATGCTACAAGTCGCACGCACGTTATCAAGTCAGTGCTGACTTAAAAGAACGGCTTAGAATCTTACAAGATACGTCATATTCAAGCGGATGGGATGAGAGCAAAAAGGAAGAGTTTAATATCATCAATGGTCGCAAGTATTTTGCAATGGGTGCTGGTGTTCACAACTTCTTACCCGATGGCGTGACAATGGACATTCTCAAACTGACGGCAGATGGTGACGCACTATTCAAATACATGGAAGAAAACGCTAAACAAATCCGCGCCATTGGCGGACGTTTTGACACTCAAGATAAGAGCCTAGAAACGTTAGGCGAAGTGCAAATAAAAGACGCTAACGAAAAGGCAGTCTTGACACTTTTAGCTAACAATATCGAACGCGCTTACAAGAACATCATCGCGTATTGCGGCGAGTTTGAAGGTTTGACGCTTATGCCGTCTGATATTGAATTGACGCTTAATCGTGAGTTTACATCTACGAAACTGACAACAGAGGAAGTTAAAAGCATTCGTGAGTTAGTGCTTGATCGCTTAATGACACCCGAAATGGCCATTGATAAATTAATCAAAGGCGGTTTTTTGGTCGGTGAAGCTCAAGACATTATGAATATGATCGAACAACAAGGCATTGCGCCCATTGTACAAAAGTAGTATTTTAACTGTTATGATATAACGTCACATCAAAGGTTTTGATTATGATTGAAGTCGCTAG